CTGTAACGCTTGTATAACAACTTTACGCTGTGCTTTACGTCCAAAGCTACCTGAACCATCAGCTTGGTTGCCTGACTCAGTTACCCATCTGTGTGGATAGTAACCAGCCATTGATTCGTCATTGTTAAATCTACCATTTGTACCATTAATGTCTATATAGTTACGCTCAAAACGCTTAACGTTAAATCCGCTTCTACGTAAGTTCCATAGCAACATACCTTTTGGATATAGTGCTGGATCTGGAGCATCTGGATCTAAGTAATTGTTTGTTAATAAATCAACAATACTACCAGCTTCGTCGCCATTTGCGCCTGCTGTATTATAACGTGCATCTGCAAATAGTACACCGTTTTCAGTTGTTTGGTCTGTAACGTCTACTAATGCCCATGCTAAGTTAACACCGTCATATCTGTAAACTAATGGATAGTTTTCTAAATCTGCTGTGCTAATCCAAAGATCGCCATCAACTAATGCTGTTGCATCTGTTTGCTGTGTTGGCTCTGTTGCTGAAACCATAGGACCAGTTGGGTTAGTGTCTGCGTAATCTGAACTAAAGTTCTGATAGCCTACCCAAGTTGTACCATTATGAATTAACATGTCAACTTCGTCAACAACACTGTTGTACCAAAGTGCGCCTTGTGCAGCTAATGCACCTGGAGCGTCATCACTTGCTGTGAATACTGCTTTCTTCCAGTTACTTGCTGTAAGTACACTATTTCTGTTGTACAAGTTAGTTGTTGTACTTGGGTTACCTACTACAAATGCTACAAAACCTGCGGCTGCAAAGCCACCGTCTGTATCTGCAATAGTAAAGTCACCGCCTTGTGTGTGCTTAACAACTAGTTTGTTATCTGCTGTTACTTCTGCTTGAATATTTTCTAATGCTGAACTGTTAATAGCACCTGCCATTAAGTCTGCATCGCCTACAGCGCCTGCGGCTGTAAAACTAATTGTTACAGGTGAACCTAATGCATTACTACCTGCGTCTGTTTCTGCAATATTAAATGCATATGCTTGAGCACTAAATGTACTTGCTGTAATAGCACTACCTGTAATAGTAGTTGCACCTGTGTTAGCACGACTAAAGATTGTAAATGCACCTTCAACTGATGTTGCATCTTCTGCATTTGATTTTACAAAAGTAGTTCCTGCTGGTAAGTTAACACCGCCGCCGCTTCTGTCTAACCAATATAGCGCCGCTGCTGCTGAACCGTAAATTGGTGCTGAAATGTTATCAAACAATGCTGTGTTAGCATTATAACGCTTGTACTTCCAATTTGCACCCTGATTAGGCTCAGTAGTTTTTAACCAAACACTGCCTGTTGGGCGTGGTGCTGTGTCACCTGACTTAAATTCAGGTACGCTTGTGTGAGCACTAATTTGTAATTTAGGTGCATCAAATGTTCCTGCTGTTAAGCCTAGTTTGCCAAGCAAGCCGTCTGTGTCAGCAATAGTAATTCTTTCATCATCTGACCCGTCATTGAATATGCTAAATTTACCGTCTATTGCAGCAAAACTAATTCCTGCTGATTGGAAACTTGCATCTGCGTTTGCTGTTGACACTGTATCTGCTAAGTCTGTGCCTTCTGCTACTGTAATTGCTGAACCAGAGCCTACAGTAATAGTTAAGTTTGTTGCACCACCCAGTGTTGGATTTGATGCTGTACCTTGTGCTACATAGTGTGAATTAATCCACGCTGTTGAGCCAACTTTAACCCAACTACCTGTGTAGTTTCTGTAATATACTCTTAGGACATCGGTTGTTGCTTTTACTGCATAATCACCTATATTTCCAACTGACTCTTTAGGATCTCCGTTGCCGTCTAACTTAGTTGTATCTGTAATAACAATTGGAGTTCTTACGCTAAATGATTGACCGCCTGTTACGTTCTTTGGTGAGCTGTTCCACTCAAAAATACCATATGAACTATCATTAGTATCAAACCAATTTGTTCCATCTGCTGGAGCATCTTTTGGTTCGTCTGCTGTTGGTGTTAAAACACCTAAGTCAATATCTGCACGAGTTACATAAACTCTATTGCTAACACCTAGTAACGAGTAAGCAGCTTGTAAACCATATTCGTTTAGCTCTCCGCCGTGTACTGGGTTGTTATTTGAATCTGTATAAAATACTGGATCGCCGAATGTTTCAGCTAATTCCCTTTGTGAAGTAAGCAAGTAAGGTTTGCCAGCGTTTGCTTTTAGCGTTCCTTCTGCTGTTCCTGTGCCACTTCCGTTTGTTTTATTTTCTGCGGAAGCAACAAAAATCATTGGTACGGTGCCTGGTTCAGCTGGGGTATAAAAACTTTCGTCTATTACCTTGACTTCTACACCTGGTGATGATAATGCCATTTTTTTTCTCCTGTTGAGTAGTTGTTATAGTTATTTAGCAGAAATTTGTAAATTGGCTGTGATAAACACCTAGAAAAAGGGACCGAAAAGGGCAGGTAAATACTAGTATGAGACCGTTGTGTAAGAATTGTAAAAGTAAACCATGTGCTATAAACTATTATAAGGACAATAAACCTTACTATAGAAGTAAATGCGAAAGTTGTGCTAGGTATAGCGGGCCGGGTAAAGGTTTGCCTCGTTGGCAACAATACGGTTATGTCAAAAAGAATGAATGCGAGAAGTGTGGATATAAATCAAAACACAGTGAACAATTTGATGTGTATCATATTGATGGGCGACTTGAAAATTGCCGCCCAACTAATTTAAAAACTATTTGTGCTAACTGTCAGCGAACTCTTCAAAAAGAGGGAGTTGCGTGGAAGCAGGGAGACTTAGTCCCCGATTTTTAAAAATAGTTTTAATTAGTATATCTACATTTTTTTCTAAACGTGCTAAGTCGCCATTATTATCAATTGTGTAATCACACATCCATTGCTCAATGCTCATTGAACTAGGATCTTCTAAGGGCAAATGGTCTGCTCTATCTACCCAAATAGCATAGTCAAATATTTCTTCATTTTGCATTGCAAAGAATTCACGTTTATTACGTAGTCCACAGTATATGTCGTGTTCTGCAAATAAGTTACGTCCTAATTTTGCTAAATCATCTTTACAATAGTCGTGTATCATATTATACCATTCTGTGCGATGATTATGTCTATCAGCATAACACTCTTCTTCGTCAGCATATCCGTACTGGTCTTTTAGATCATTAAAGATAAAAAGTTCTGAACAAAATTTAGATGATGATTGAAATGTATAACTGTATTTTTCTAGTAACTCACAGACAGTGTCTTTACCATGACGGCCGTGACCGACAATTAATAGTTTGGGTAACAAAATAATGACTCCTTAATTATCTATACAGTATAATGTCATTTATTTTGTTTGTCAAGTAATTTCTGGTATTCTTCTTCAAATCCGTCTTCGTGAGTGTAACCTTCGGTATTATTCCATAGACGCTTAAAGTAGCCGTCATAGCTGGCATAAATTGTTTTCATATTATTTGGAAGATGGCCTTTAACCATATAAAAAAGCCTACAGGCTTCTCTATGCGTAGGCTTAGCCAATCAAGAATCCGTAGCCTACACCACCTGCAACTTGTAATGCTAAGTCTTGTTCTAACTTGTCCATTTCTTGTTGTGCTTCTGCTTTAAGACTGTCACCGTTTAACGATGTGCCGCCTTGTGGTCCTGCTACTGTTGCAAACTTACTACGTGCTTCACCTAACATATACTTACATGATGCTAGTGTATAATCTTTGATCCATTGCTTTGCAAGATAGTCTTGAAACAATTGATCGTCTGGTCTATAGTTGTATGCATAAATTAACACTTCTTCTTCGCCTCTTGGACGTTGTAATATTGTTAATTTTTTAGTTGTTGTATTCCATTTAAATTCTATAAAAGATCCAAACATACGTCCTACAAGTTCTTGGTAGCCTGCAAACATATCATATGTTGCTAAACCGCCCATTTGTGTTGAGCCACTTAGTAGGTATGTATTTGTAAATGCTAAGTTAAATGGTTCAAACATTGAACTGCCGCCAGCATTACCACTACGTGAACCAATTGATCTACGAAATAACTTTCTTACTTCAATAATCTCATTTGGTAATATGTACTCATTTTGATCTTCAGTAAGTGTTAGGAACAAGTATGACTCCTCTACAGCATGATCTGTTCTTTGTCTATATTTTGTAAGTGCTTTTGTTAAAGCAGACTCGTAATGAATCGGATCAAGCTCAACATCAACCATGCCTCCGCCTAAAAATGCGTTAACATAGTCAAATATCTCTTGTTTTTGTGTAGTTATACCTGTTGCCATATGTCTTGTTCTCCAATAGTATTTATCGTATCGATAAATATGTATATGCCAAGACTATCATTATATAAACCAGAAAAGGGCAACGACTACAAATTTATGGATCAAAGGATCTATGAAATGTTTACTATCGGCGGTACTGATATTAATATACACAAATATATAGGTACTGATGATGGAGAAGTTGTTAAAGACAATACTCAGATTCAAGATATTCTGTTCTTAGAAAATAGAGACAGAAAATATGATGACGATATCTATACTATTAGAGGCATATACAACGTACAAGATATTGATTTTGATCTAAGCCAATTTGGTTTATTCTTAACTAATGATACATTGTTTATGACTATACACATTACATCAAGTGTGTCATCACTAGGTAGAAAAATAATGCCAGGTGATGTTATAGAACTACCTCACTTAAAAGACGAGTATGCAGAAAATGATTTTGCAACTAGTTTAAAACGATACTATGTAGTTGAAGATGTAAACAGAGCCGCTGAAGGCTTTTCACCAACGTGGTATCCACACTTGTACAGAATTAAATTAAAACAAATTGTTGATAGTCAAGAGTTTGCAGATATATTAGAAACACCAGAAGATGAAGATATCTTTATGGGTGATTATAGTACAACTACAACTTACGAAATTGGACAAGTTGTAAAGTACAAAGGCAAGTTATATCAAGCCACAGCACAGACAGTAGGAAACACACCTACAGACGTTTTTAATTGGGCAGAGTATACTGAGAACACTCTTAGAGATTTACTAAGCACATACGAAAAAGAAAAAGCAATTAATGATGCTGTACTTGCTGAAGCAGAAGCAGACGCTCCTAAATCAGGTTATGATGTAGGACATTATTATTCAATAGATTCAGACGAATCTGGCAAAACTAGAATTAATACTGTTGACGATAAAGACGCTGGCAAACCAAATAGAAGCGGATATGCTGGCTACCTTATCGAAGATGGACAACCGCCTAACGGTGCAGCATTTGGCAGTGGTACTAGTTTTCCTGCTATTAATGAAGCAGGTGATTACTTTTTACGTACAGACTTTTTACCTAATAGGTTGTTTAAGTTTGATGGGTCAAGATGGCTTAAGGTACAAGATAATATTAGAATGACAATGACAAATACTGATCAAAGATTAAATCAAATTGGTACGTTTATTAATAATACTAATACTGATGTTATTGGTGACGAAACTGTAACAGAAAGACAGGCATTAAGTAAAGCCTTAAGACCAAAAGCGGATGATGTATAATGCAATTTTTCTATGATGCACAAATAAGAAGATACATAACTCAACTTATTAGAATGTTGAGTAACTTTAATGTGCAAGATGCACACGGTAACGAAAAACAAGTGCCAGTTATGTATGGTGACTTAACAAGACAAGTTGCAAGTATAATTAGAGATAACTCAGAAAACAAAATACCTACAGCACCACGCATGGCTGTTTATGTTACAGGTTTAGAAATGGATAGAGACAGAACAGCTGACTCAAGCCTAATTAGTAAAAGACATGTACGTGAACGCACATATGACAGTGCTACAGGACAGTATCTTAACACACAAGGTAAAAATTATACTGTAGAAAGACATATGCCAGCACCTTACACACTAAAAGTAAGTGCTGATATTTGGGCTTCTAACACAGAACAAAAATTACAAATACTAGAACAAATATTAGTATTGTTTAATCCTAGTTTTGAAATACAAACTACTGACAATTATTTAGACTGGACAAGTTTAACTGTTGTTAACATGGAAGGCATAACATTTAGTTCTAGATCAATACCTGTTGGTGTAGACAGTGAAATTGATGTTGCTAATTTACAGTTTAGCACACCTATATACTTAACACCTCCTGCTAAAGTAAAACGTTTAGGAGTTACAACAAGTATTATATCTAATATATTTAATGAGCAACAAGGTGATATTAATTTAGGTGCTACTGTTGCAGGACAAATTGATGGTACAGAGCCTACATTTGTAACAAGAGTAAACACTGGTCCTATTGATGGAATCAATGACGGAAGTACAATGACTGTAGATGACGGTGAATTTCCGAATCAAGGCACAGGACTTATGGACTTTGATACTAAGCGTCTATTTGACAAAACAAGTATTAGTAGCACATATCAAAACTATGGATTAAGTGTAGAAAATGATATTGCACAACTAGTATACAAAAATAAAGTTGGTGATGTTAATTGGACAGAACTAGTAGAAGCATATCCAGGCACATACCAAGCAGGCGTTAGTAGAATACTATTAAAATCTAATGACGGTGACACTTATATAACAGGTACATTTACAATAAACCCGTTAGATGAAACTAAAATTGTTATTGATTTTGATAGTGATTCGTTGCCAGATGATACCGTTATTCCAGGGCCTGCGAGAAGCAGTAATAGTTTAACAACAATAGATTATATTATTGACCCGCTTAGATTTAATCCAGATCAAGTTAAAGCGGCAGGTGTGCGTTTGTTAATTTTAAGTGATATTGGCAGTGGTGAAAATGCCGATGGCCCAGATGCATGGAAAAATGCTGACGATTCAGACTTTATAGCAAGCGAATATGACATACTTGAATGGGACGGTAATAGATGGCATGTTGTATTTGATGCAAGCGGCGCTGATGATGGTAGTACAGGATCACCTGCTACATATGTCAGCAATCTTAATACTGGTGTACAGTATAAATGGAATGGCGAATTTTGGATTAAGAGCTACGAAGGAGAATACTCAGGAGCGACCTGGAACATACTACTTGATGCATAATTATTAGTATGAAAGAGATTGTTTGTAGCGGAGCCTTATTCTACTCCTTAACCACTGAAAGATTTTTATTTTTACATAGGACAGGAAACAAATCTAATGTTTCTTGGGGACTTGTTGGTGGTACTAACGAACATAAGGAAACACCTTGGGAAGGCCTAAAAAGAGAAATACACGAAGAAATAGGCGAAGTAGATTACAAAAAAGTTGTTCCTTTAGAAAGTTTTGTTAGTAACGATAATCATTTTTTCTTTCATACATATCTTATTGTAGTGGACAATGAGTTTATACCCACTCTTAATAAAGAGCATGATGGGTATGCGTGGGTAAGTGCAGGCAAATGGCCTAAGCCATTACATCACGGTTTGCGTAATACTTTGCAAAATAAAACAATTCAAAACAAACTAACCACAATAGTTGAAGTATTAAAGGTAATAGACACTAATGAGTGAAGTAACTAAACATGATTGGGGTCATGAACTTACTATTGCTAGTACTAATGATTACAGTACAAAGATATTAGCATTTGCAGGACCCGGAAGTAAAACTAACTTTTCTTTTAATGTAAAAAAAGAAAAAACTTGGTTTGTTAATACAGGACATTTTAAACTGAGATGGATCGATACTGATACTGGACAACTATTTGAAACAGTATTACAAGAAGGTCAAACACATCATGTACCTCCGCTAATGCCGTGTTGCTTAGAAGCAATATCAGCAGACAGTTCAATTACTGAATCAAGTAACGGTGATTACGATAAAGATACATTTATTGTATTGCCTTCTAAAAATGTAGGGTAAACAATGTTTCCAAGATTAACAACCTCCGAAAAATGGCTTAGAGATATAAAGAGATATCAATCTTTTTATGATAATTTGCAAGAAGGCGCTGTCAAAAACAAACTAGGTTCTTACATAAAAACATTTGAAAGTCTAAGCAACGATATTGATGTAGGACATCAAAGTGGTAGCGGTGGCTATATCAAACCTCGACAACTAATTGATATTAAACATAATCTGTTTACTACGAAAGAAAAAATTGAAGTAATGTTAAAACAATTAGATAATTGATATACGTTTAATTGTTATAGCACCTACCATTGCAGGGTGCAATGTACATTGATATCTATAGTTACCCGAAATTGTTTCAGGAACTTCCCAGTATAATGTTCCGCCATCTTTACCTTGTGCGTTTGTACCAGTTGAAACATTACCAATAATATCAACATGTACTAAACCTGTATTATATGCTGTGCCTGTACCATCTTGTATTTCAAATGGATGTCCACCAATTTGATCTAAATCAAACGCAATAGTCATACCGCCTATTGCATATAGCGTTGGATTGTTTCCTGAATATCCGTGACTGTCAACAGTATATGCTGTATTACCTAAGTTATTCAATCTAATCATTGCCATAGCAGGCATATAACTTTTATCAATTGTCCTACCAGTTCGTACAACTTCTTCTAAATCGTCATACTTGTCAACACCTAGTGTTGCTGGCATATCTATTCTAACTTGAGTTCCTGTTACAGTGGTGTTAATATTCGTTCCGCCTGCAAAAGTAAACGTGCCTGTAGTAGAATTTGCTGTAACTGATCCTGCATCACCGTTGAATGTTTCCCATAAATTTTGGTCTGGATCTCCTCCGCCGCCACTTACTGTATCTGGTCCCCATTCAGTGCCTGACCATACTAATGCTTGGCCTGTAGCAGGAGCCGCACTACCAACATCTGCTAAATCTGCAAGATTAGAACTTGTACTTAATGCATCAGTTATACCATATCCTGAAAGTGTAGTTGGTGTTGTACCTAAGTCTGCAAAATCTTCAACAGCATCAGTAATTCCGTAACCTGCTATTGTGGTTGGTACATTTGATAAGTTTAAAAATGATCCATCAAATGCATCAGTAATTCCGTAACCTGCTATTGTGGTTGGTTTATTTGCAAGGTCTGCAAAATCGCCACTAAACAATAAACTTGTAGTATCTGTTAAGTCGCTTATATCTGCTGGTATCGTAGGTGTGTTTATAAAGTTATTATAATTTAAAAAGTAAACACTATCTTGTCCATCTAATGTGTCAGCGTCTGTGCCGCCGCCACCTGTTGTAGAATCAAGTCCTGGTGACCATTTAGACCCATCCCATTTTAAAACATTTCCTGCAACTGGGGTTGTATTTGAAGTGTCAACATCAGTTAAATCATTTATACTAAGTGTAGGTGTAGTACCATTTATAGTTACTGTATTACCTACAATTTGTGTGGCTACGTTAGTTCCGCCTTCGAATGTTACTGTACTAGTAGGTGTAGATGCTGAAATAGATCCTACATCTGCATCAATTTGAGAAAATAAATTTTGATCAGGATCACCAACAGCACCGTTAAAACTAATACTTACTTCATCGCCAGTTATTGCTGTAACTATGTCAGTGCCACCTGTTATAGCAAAAGAATCATTTTCGTTATCTGCTGTAGTAGTTCCTGTGTCTGCTGTAAATGTCTTAAATGCATCTGGTTGTTCAGCAGAAATACCACCACCTGAAACTACGTTCCAAGAAGTACCGTCCCAAATCCATGTAGTTGTGCCGTCAGTAAACGTATCATCTACATTTGGTGTTGCTGGAAAATTTAATGCCATTAAGAGCCTCCACTAATATTTATCGTTCCTGCAATAGCCCATGTGTTTGCTGATCCGTGTCTACTGTATAACATTCTGTTTGGGCTACCTAGCAAACTGTTAATATAATCGTCGTAGTCAGTATCAGACCCTGTAGTACTTATTACATCTTTAGTATCACTAATAACTTTGTCTTTTAATTGTGCTGGTGTTAAGTCCGGTTGTACTTGTAAATGTAATGCACAAACACCTGCTACTTGCGGTGATGCCATTGACGTGCCACCAATACTCATAATTTTATATGTACTGTTGTCAGGATAATCTAGCAATGAATATACAGCGTCTGCAAGCACACTAGACGTACTCATTATATTATCGCCGGGTGCGTATATGTTTATTGCAGGGCCTCTAGTAGAACTACTAGCTATTCTATCAACACCCGAGTTTACTTCAGCATCTATATTACCGACCATAAATGCATCATTGCTAAAAGGTGAACTTCCTCTATGATATGCTATATCACCACTGCCAAAATTTACTGTATTGTTAAAATCAAGTCCTGTTGGTAAATCGGCTTTATATCTATTATTTCCAGCAGCAATACATACATGTATTCCAGCATCAATCATATCTTCTATTTCTGCATCTACTGATGATACTCTTACTGGTACTCTATTATTACCAAAAAACAATCTACTAACTCCGGTTGCAGCCCATAGTTCGCCTCTGGTAGTATAGTCAACTCCGTATGTCCATGCTGTACCTCTATAAGTACCATTTGTTGGATCGCCTTGTTGATTAGTTCCGTAGCCCCAACTCATATTAACTACTGTAGGACGGCCGTTGGTCTTAGCATTGTGCCATAATCTGATAGCATCAAATGCATCACTTATTGACGTACCAGTGCCGTCACTTCCTGACAATGTTTCCAAACCGTTTAACTTCTGTGAATAAATGTGAGCACCTTTAGCCCAACCATATGTTTTACCTGCAGCTATACCTGCACAATGCGTTCCGTGGCCGTCGGCATCTCTATAATAGTTTGTGCTTTGTGTTCCACCAAGACCGCTTTCTGTATACCAATCAATTTGTTGTAGTCTACTTACTCCGTCTGCATCTTCCCATTCAGGATGATCAGGATCAATGCCACTGTCTTGTATCACAACATCTACGCCTGTACCGTCTAACGCATAGTCATAATTGCCTGTAACAGTATTATTACTACCATATACATTCGTTGTTTCTATACAGCGCCTTAGACCCCAATTAACATAACTAGGTGTTGTTAGTGCTGCTCCTGATATTGATCTATAAAATACACCAGTTTGTGATGCATTTTTTATTAGTTCAATATCGTCTCGTTGTTCTGGTGGTATTTCTACCGATAATACTCTTTCGTCATTTTGTAATTGTTGTGCTTCTTCGTCTGTAAGCATCCAATGAGTCATACGCTTTGATCCTACTCTAGGATTAGCCACATCTACACTTCTGTTAGGGATTGGACCTGCACCCGAAGTTGCAGATAATTCTGCATCAAATGCTTCTATATCAATTCCTCTATGTACTACTACAATGTATTCTTTTTCCATGTGTTACGCCTTAAAAATATAAACAGCACCACTACCTTGACTTTCAGCAGGAACACCTGTTACCAAGTAATCGTTAGTTGCTCTTATAGTAAATCCAAATCTATCATTTGTACTTGTATCGTATTTATTTGGATTCACTATAGTGTTTTGATAACTCCAATCTGATGTACTAAAAATATGTATTACACCACTTGCTGTACCGTTATCGTCGTCTTCTTCTAACGCTCCTACAGCAAGATAGTTGTCCGTTATTGCTATAGATTCACCGAATCTATCATTTACATTTGTATTGTACGAGTTTGGATTATTAATAGTTGTAACTAAATTACCATTTGATGGATTGTAAATATATACACGGCCGCTGTTATTTCCATCACTGTCTTCCCCAGGGCAACCTACTGCCGCATAATTTTCATTTAAGTCAACAGCATAACCAAATCGATCATCTAAGTCTAGTGCATCATCTTTTGGATTGTATATTGATTGATCTGTTGCACCTGTGCTATTATTAAATAAGAAAAATGCACCACTATCACCTTGCCCTAATGCGCCTGGTTCATTTTCTCTCCAGTTACCTATCATTGTCCATGTATCAGTAATTGCAAGTGTATTAATTTTTTCACCAATTTGATCACCTGGATATTCGTCTTCATTATCTAAGTTTGGATTTTCAATTGAATGATCTAATGTTCCGTTTGACAAATCAAATATATATGTCCAACCTGTATCGTCGCCTAAACCTACAGCATTTTCTCTATATGCACAAACACTAGCAAAATCTTCAGTAAGTGCAACAGTACTACCAAAGGCATCACCGTTTGGATTAATTTCTGTTGTATTAGGATTAGGATCATTAAATGTATATACTAAACTTCCGTCGGTTATATCAAATACATATGCTTTACCGTTGTTGTCAGTAGCATCGTTTTCACCGGGCGCACCTACAATAACGTACCCCGAATTAACAGCAACACTTGTGCCAAATAAATCTCCGTCACCTGCATTTATAGGTGCTACTGGATTTGGATTTAATATTGTTCTTAGATATGTACCTGTAGAAGTGTAAATGTAAACAATACCTTGTGACGGTACTCCTGATGCACCTTGTTCGCCAGGTGCTCCTACAGCAATATGATTAGGTCCTATTGCAACACTAGTACCAAATGCGTCTGATTGTGCAATGCCTTCTGGATTAGGGTTTTCAAGATATCTTAATAATTTGAAAGGTGTCAACTTTGGTTGAAAATATTGTAAAGAACTTACTGAGCTATATCTTGGCATAGGTTTTATCCATAATTTACATAACTGCCTAAAACGTTCCAAGAACCTCCTGAGCGTATCATAGATAAAGTTATTACATCTGTTTTGTTTGCATTTCCTGACGGAGCAACATTATCTATCCATTTTACTGTTTGAGTTACACCGTCAATTTGTACTACGTTAGGAACATATGGCGTTGTGCCTTGTGTAATTATAAATGCTGTGTTTGTTGCTCTATTGTCTGTAGTAGGTATATTTGTAATATTTGCTGTCCAATTTGCTGCTGGAGATGTAATATTAAAAATAGGACCACCTGAATAATTATGGTTAACTGTTCCTGTAACTCCAGTTTCATTTGTAATTACTTCATTAGTTTTGAGTACGTTTTCTAATCTAATTCCGTCCGGCGCAATAAAATCTATTGTACTTGCACTAGTAAATGTAGGATTACCAATACCTGTATTTTGTATGTTAGCTGCATTAATACTGTCTACTGTTAATGTACCTGTTGCTGTTATATCATCAAAAGTTACATCGTTTGTAGTGTTTAAGTTTTGATCATATGACGAGCCGCCTCCGCCCGAACTGTTTATTGTAATTGTATTTGTAGCACCATCAACATCTAATGTTACATTTGCACCTGGTGCAAAGTTTATAGTATCGTTATTACCACTTGCTACAAGTGTTGACCCGCCAGTAACGCTAACATTTTTAAATGTATTAACTGATGGTAGTGGCACTGTAGGCTGTACCCATTGACTACTATCTTCATCTGTTACGTATACAAATATTTTACCATTAGTACTGTCAAACCAAATAGTACCTTGTGTAGGCTCTGCTGGTGCTGTGTCTGAAACTTCAACATTTGCTCCGCCACCGGCGCCGCTACCTGTTCCTGGATCAGATACATTAATTGAATTACCTTGATTTGTATGAAAATGACACCAATAATATAGTGTGTCTGGCGCACTACTTTTAACAGTAAATAAAACTTTTTTTGTTGTTGCACGTTGGAAATTATCTGTATAGTATCTCATTGATACCGGGTCATCGTCTAGTAAGTAAACTATTCCAGGATTATAATGAGCACCGCCTTCTATTAGATCGCCATTTGGAGTTGTAGAAAACATCAATGGATGCCATAAATTAGCAAATGAATTGTTTGTTTCGTCAGACTGATCGAATAGATATGTGTAGCCTCTAACAAACTCTAATACAGGTGTTTCAACACCGTCAATATAAAACACACCAGATGCTTGACCGTTTACTGTGTCAACACCTACTGTGACCGTTTTTTCAAGTAGTGCAACTCCGACATCTGCAAGTTGTTGTGATAAGTTTCCAGCTGTTAGTAATGAAAACCCGCCAGCTTGTTTACCACTGTATACTCTAAGTGTATTTGCTTGTTTGTCGTAAAATACTTCACCACTAGACCCTACATTACGATCTAAAAAATCGTCAGGTCTTGGTATAATGCGTATTCTATCTACTACTGGTGCTGAATTTGATGCCATATTATTATCCTAATCTACAGTAGTATTTATCTGTAGATTAGTATAAGACTCGCTTGTAATGTTTCCAAGTATCTAAGAAATACGTAAATGCTTCTTCGTCATTCATAGTTACAAACTGTTTACAATGGCTTATTTTTATTCTAAAGCCTGCCATGCGTCTATGTTCTACAGAATAATTAAGCCAATGTGCATGTGCATCATTTGCCGTTTTAGTATCTTTATTTGCGTATAAACTAATTTCTACCTTATGAAAACTACTCATGCCACTTTACTTCCTTTAATGGTTTATAGTCCACAATAAATTTATTGTCTAATATAGTACTTCTTAAACGTAAATTTTTAATATCTTTATCTTCTACAGATCTTACGTTTGCTTCTATTTTATCTTTTTTAATTAACATGTACATTGCCAACGGTGTGCCTGCAGGAATTTTAACTGTGTCATTTAATTCGTGCCAATATAGTTGAACATTTAGGAAATTTGGTCCTTCATCTCCGTCAAGGAATCCTGAAGCCGCTGTAAAACTATGATTGTCTGGATATGGTATAGGCATACAAAGTAAATTGTATCCTTTTGGAATATAAACCATCCACGGTGATTGTACTTTAATAATCGTATCTAGTGTATTAGATCTATTTGTTTGACCAAAAATAGATTCTGTATGATGTGAAAGATAGTCCCACTTCCAAATATGATCGGCATCCATAGAGGCTTGCGATACTGGTGATCCCCATTGAAAGCGTTTGCCGTCACCGTCGGTTTTGATTGTAAAATCACACCAACTACGCAATATCCAACCTTCTCGCATAATTTTATGAATGCCAGGGCAACGTGCAATATGAGTTGTTTTTACAGGCGTATTTTTACTTTCTGCTTGTACTTTTTTCCAATCGTCAATTGCTGGTTTAACCCAGTCAAACTTAACTTTACTAGCAGGTACAATAGGCATAATTTGTTGTACCTCAGGGAACAAAGATACAAATTCTATTTTAGGTTTTTTCTTAAACCAATTAAACACGAACTTTGCCTTTATAAACTTTATCTATTTGATTCATCATAGAGTTAGTTACAGTCCAACAGATTACATCGTCTATATGCACTACGTGAACTTTGCCGTCTGGCTGTGAATAAAATACAATGTGTTGAATTTGTTCTTCATCTTCCCCAAGAACATTTTCTATAGTAATTGGTGGTTCAGGTAACGGACTTACCCCACTACCGTCTTTACTAGCAACTACTTGTGTTTGTTCTGCACCTTTAAAAGTAATTATGATATCCTTTTGACTAAGGCATGCGTTAAACCAACCTACATGTTTAATTCTATCTTTTTGTACTTTTCTGTGAGTATACTGATCTTTTGCTTCTCTTAGCTCTTGTTTATACGTAACAAATTCGTTTGTATGATGTTCTATAAGTGGCATTGTTATCTCCCAAAATGCTTTTTATACATGCTCTTTATTAGAGCTTTATTATGTTTAAAAGAGTGTGTACCCCAAAAAAGTTTCTTTCTAAAAAGCGTCCAATCTTCTTCAGTCATATCTCTTATTATATGATCATATTTTTCTTCTGTCAATGGAATAATATGTGCAATCGGAGTTCCTGCTGTAAGTTTACGTTCTCCGTTTGGTATATTCCAGTAACCTTGTATATTCAATTCTGTATTGATTGAAGGATCTAATACACCTATACTAGACTCAAACTCATAACTATCGCTGTATGCTATAGGAGTGATTAAAAACTTTACGCCTTTTGGTGCAACTACATGCCAAGGTGTATTAAACTTTACTATTGCTTCTATACTGTGTGGTCTTTTTGGCAACCATCTTGATATGTCTGGTGGTTGACTAGCAACCGGATCACCTTCTAATAATTTTGAAAGTGTTTCGCTAGGATTAATATATTGAAATCCTTGTTGTCCTGCTTGTGTTTTTATAATTACATCATGCCATAAGGGTAATATAAATCCGTAATTATACAAATCAAATATACCAGGACATTGATATAAGTGGCTAGGTAAATTTCTATCTTTATTATCTACATAATGTTGTTTACATCGAGACATCCATTTAGGACGAAAATCTTTAGCAGGAATAATAGGAAAGGCTTCAGACACACCTGCTATTTTACTAAAAAATTCTATTTTATCTTTCTTTTTAAACATTAACGTACCTGTAGTGTAAATGCAATATTCATTCTGTCTCTATCTGATTGGTTTACTTCTACTTCATGTGGAACCCAAGCGGGCCATAGTATTAGTTCTCCGTCGTGGGGGTGAACTAAAACTTCACGCACAAACGGACTAATTGTATTACAATCATTTAAAACATTTGCTGGATTTATAAATTTTAACGGTCCTGTTTTTGTACCTTGTATATAATATACAGCGGCAAAACTATCTGCTACATGATTGTGCAAAACATTTTTACTTGCAGGCTTGTTAATATTTGACCAGTAATCTAAACTAATATGTCTTTTAACTATATGTCTTTTAAATGTACTATCTAAACTACTATAATAGTCTATTGCTTCTTCTGCAAGCTCTTTAACGCCGTCTAACAACCAATCAATGTTTTCATACTTAACAGTACTACGCCAGCAACGGTCATTACTGTTTAAAATTTCGTCAACATTGTTTTGTTGTGCTTCTAACATTTGTTCTTTTAACTTAGTAATCTGATTTTCATTGCCTACTTTACTAACAAAAAAATCTGATCTAAATAAATTTACTCTTGCCATTCGTTGTACCATTTATCTAAAAATTTATAGTGATTACCAAATAACTCTTTAGCACTATCAACTCTCACATCTTGTACTTTCATAAAATGTTCAACATATTTTTTTTGTTGTTCTGATAGCTCACATTTTTCATTTGGATATGCGCCGCCTGCATGTAACATTGACCACCATTGAATACTACTAAACATACTACCAGGCGTAAAGAATATAAAGTCTTGCAATTTAGGATAATACTGACTCATCATCATTCTAGCATCTGCCGGAAGTTCGTCTAATGTCTTTGATCTTATTTCTTGCCAATATGGTGTATCATTTCTACTACTAAAATAATAGTGTGCATATATGAATGTTAGTATTTCTATACTCATTTCATAAAAGCCTCTATTAATCATTGACTTTGGTCCATCGTCCCATACGTTACCTGTGCGATTCATTAAGTCCGAGAAAGATGTAACTAATGCTGTAGTAAATGTAATACCTGTTGCTTCTAACGGTTCTATAAATCCAGCTGAAAGGCCCACAGCAAGAACATTTTTTACAGCAACATTTTCATGCGAGCCTATACGCATTTTTAAATGATTTGCCGGAGCATCGTATTCGCCAATTGCTTCACGTAGTTCTGCTTCAGCTTCTTCGGGAGTAATATGTTTAGAACTATAAACGTATCCGTTACCAACACGATGATATGTAGGAATAGTCCATCTCCATCCAGCATTCATAGTAGTTGCTTTAGTATAAGGAAAACATTCTTCTTCCGGATTAGTATACTGTTTTGGCATAGCAACAGCACTATCGTTAAGTAGCCATTTGTTGTAACTTACATACGGTTCTTTTAAAGTTTTACCTAACAACAAAGATTGAAATCCACTACAGTCTATATACAAGTCTCCAGTATACTCTTTGCCAGTTTCGTCTATAAGTTTAGTTATACCGGTTGCATCATTGCCAACTTGCGTAATCTTAGTATCAACGTAATCAATTCTATCTAATATTAATTTTTTAATTGTATCAATAATATCATATGCACTAAAATGTACAGCACCATAACTATCTAATCCTACATTAAAATTAATATCAGTTTCACCATCAATTTTTGTAGCGGTGTTATTCTTTGCTAATCTGTATGCAGGATGCCACTTCTTAAATTCACTATACGGCTTATCAATAAAATATTTACTTACAGGAAGATGAGGTGCTGGTAAAACATTGTCAACTACATCATTGTCAACAAAATAAGATTCGTCATTCCAACCTGTTAATTCTACACCATATTTAAACGATGCATTACTAGGCTTCATCCAGTCTTTGGCACTAATACCACACTTGTACAAGAACGATGCCGTAAGAGGTTGTGTACCTTCTCCAACACCAATTGGTCCTTTTGAAGCATCTTCAATTAGTTGTATTTCAACAGGGTCTACTAAATTATTAGTTAAGTAAGCAGCTGTAAGCCACCCGCTTGTGCCGCCTCCAAATATAACTATCTTTCTTACCATTCTACTTCCTCTATTATTGATATTAATTCTTCTTCTGGTTTAGCAAGTACAACAACATACAAACCATTCCACCAACTTTCTAAATCTTCTACGTCACACAATAGCATCTTTTCATATGCAACTTCAAAGCCTGCTTTGTTAATACCGATTCTTGCACCTTCAACTACACCTTGCCAATTTGCATCATCAAAGATTAACACAGCCTCTTTAGCAAACACATTTTTATAATGTAGTACAGCCTGTTCAGTACTTGTTGCATCGTGTGGTCCGTCATAAAACCACATGTCTATCTTACCATTGTATTGTGACACATCTGCTTCAAATAGATCTTTATCAATTACTTCTACAGTATTTTTTTGTTTGTAGTTGTCTAGATTCTTTAAGAAATTTTCTTTTTCGTTGTGCGGCAATTTTGGCGCATTAGGGTCAGCAGGTTGTATATCACTTTGCCAATCGTCAATTGCTATAGCAGTTAAGTTATTATCTTTAATTGCTCCGCAGAATGTTGCACCCTGTGCTACTCCTACTTCCATATAGTGTGTAGAACCACTTGCAATATGATTTAGTACTGTTTGTACCCTAGGACTTGTAAGTCCAGGTATACGTGTGTTTACAGTTGGCACACCACTTATTAATATGCTTTCTGCTACATGTTTAACTTTGTCTGTATGTTCAATTTTAGATTTAACTTTGTAAATATCGTCACAAAAATGACATTCCCAACAATCAAATTTACAATTTTTAATTTTCTTACGCCAAGCATCAATTGGCCTATCTTTAAGATTTGTACTTTCTAAATATTTTTCAAAGTTATCATATAGTAACGGTTCACCTGATGCCCAACGTTTTACAATGTTCATTGTTTCGTACAATCTACTTACAGCTTCACGACCGTGCATTTTAAAAACATCAATACCTAGTTCATCTAAGTATTCTTCCCAATCTTCTCTCCAAGGAGTTATATTAGCAGTCTTTAAATGTATACTTGGATCATCAACATCCCACTTAGGACAACTTACTCTACTAATAGGATTATTAAAATATTGAGGTTCTAGACCTGCTCTAGTATTATTGTACTCAAAGTGTTCAACCATCATTGGACAGTTGCCTTTACATCCTTCGTTTGCTAACAAACTATAGTGTATATCTTTGCCATAATTTTCTTTAATCCAAATCTTTGCTTCAAGTAATCTTTTTAACGTGTCTCTATCACGCATAAGATCCCTGTCAAGATTTATATAATTAAATCCGTACTTTGCTAAACTTACAATTTCTGATGCTACTCTAACATCTCGTAGTATAGTATTTTTTACGTATAATTCAGGAAATGCTTTTTGTATTTGTCCTGTTGCCATCCAATGTGTATGCGGAATAGTTGCAATACGCACACCAGCATCATATAATGGTTTAAAGTTTTTAATAAATGTATCTAAGTTTTTTTGACTAGGCGGTACTTGTATATTATTAAATGTAGCACTTACTGGCACACCTGTTTGCTGTTGTACAAACAATGCTTGATCAATTGCTAATTTATAG